CAACAACCATTACTCTGAACTATGATCTACTACACGCACCGACCCAAGTGGTTGATGGTTCTACTCAGACTGTTGATATCACTGGCATGGCATGGACAGGTGCAGCAAATGCAGTCATTCAGATTGTCCGTGACTCAGTTATAATCACAACACTACAAGCAGGTGCTGCAGGTTACTTGGAGTTCACTGGTCAATTTATGACTCCGGAGACAACAAAGAATACAAAGGATATCGTGGTCACTATTACTGGTGGTCAGGCAGAACTTTGGTTGCGCGTCCGCAAGACAGATGGTTACAAGTCTACCATTGAAGATGGTTGGTACGGTTCTTACGATGATCCTGCAATTATTGGTCCAAGAGCATAATATGAAACTCATAACAGAAGTAACAGACCAGGTAAAATACTTGGTTGAAGAAACCAAGGGTAAGCAAAAGGAACATTTCATTGAAGGTATCTTCCTCCAATCAGAACTGAAGAATCGCAATGGGCGTGTTTATCCAGAGAAGGTTATGGATAATGAAGTTGCCCGTTATGTAAAAGAGTACGTGAATAAAAATCGTGCATACGGAGAATTGGGTCATCCTGATTCCCCGACAATCAATCTTGATCGTGTATCACACATGATCCAGTCATTGAAGAAAGAAGGTACGAATTATATTGGTAAGGCAAAGATTTTGAATACACCAATGGGTAATATTGCCAAGGGTCTGCTTGATGGTGGAGCAAATCTAGGTGTATCAAGTCGGGCAATCGGTTCATTGAAGGCAAACCACAGTGGCGTGCAGGTTGTACAGGATGACTTTATGTTATCCACTGCTGCTGATCTTGTGGCAGATCCTTCGGCACCCGAAGCATTTGTAAGAGGTATCATGGAAGGCATGGAGTGGATTTTTGTTGATGGGAAATTCGTGGAAAGGAATATAGATGATGCGAAGCGTAGTATTAGAAACGCTCCATCAAGTAGATTGGAAGAGACAAAAATTCTTGCCTTTCAAACATTTTTAAACAGTATCAAGTAACACACTAAATAATATATAGTATAGGAGATATAATATGTCTATTGAACAAAAGATCGCAAGTCTAATTGAAGAATCAAAAGTTCTTCAAGACGAGACAGCAGAACAAGTAGAAGAAATTACCGAAGAAGAAACCACCGAAGAAGTAGTTGCAGAAGAAGTAGTTGCTGCAACAGAAGAAATGCGTATCGATGTTTCTGAAGATATCGCTGCTCTAGTAAACGGTGAAGATCTTTCCGAAGAATTCAAAACTAAGGCAACAACAATTTTTGAAGCAGCAGTTGTAACTCGAGTAAAGCAAGAAGTTGCTAAACTTGAGGAAGAGTTTGACGTTCGCTTGGATGAACAAGTTGAACAGATCAAAGAGGGTTTAATTGAAAAAGTTGATGGATACCTCAACTACATAGTTGAGCAGTGGATGGAACAGAATGAGCTTGCCCTTGAGTCTGGTATAAAGTCTGAGATCGTAGAGAACTTTATCGGAAAACTAAAAGATGTATTTGTTGAATCATACATCGATGTACCTGAAGACAAATACGATGTAATCGGTGCAATGGAAGAAGCAATCCAAGCACTTGAAGTGAAATTAGACGAAACAGTTGAGTACTCAGTTGGTCTATCAACAGAACTAGGACTAATGAAGCGTGCAACTATCGTTGAAGAATCAGCAAAGGGTCTTGCCGACACAGACGTTGAGAAGTTCAAAAGTCTTGCCGAAGAATTATCCTTTGAAGATGCAGAAACATTTTCCGTAAAGTTACAAACGATTCGTGAAAATTATTTTGGTAAGAAAACCACTTCTGGAGTCCATCCAGTAGTAACAGATAGCATCGTCGAAATTACTGAAGAGAAGGTTTATAGTTCAACTATGAATGCATATCTAAAGCAATTGGACCATGCTAAGTAAATCATAAATTAATTAGGAGTTATAATATGTTATCCCGTCAAGAACTACAAAAGAAATGGGCACCGGTACTCGATCATGAGTCTATGCCTTCAATCAAAGACAGCTATCGTCGCGAAGTTACTGCTGTTCTACTAGAAAACCAAGAACGTGAAATGGCGAAGTCTGCCGAAGCATTGTTCGAAACAGCACCTGCAAACGTCGGTGGTCCAGGACTATCACAGGGTGGTCTAGGTGCAATGACAGGTTCAGTTGCTGGTTATGATCCAGTACTGATCTCTCTAGTTCGCCGTGCTGCTCCACAACTTATCGCTTATGATATTTGCGGTGTTCAGCCAATGACCCAACCAACAGGTTTGATCTTTGCAATGAAGGCACGTTACTCAGCACCAAACGGTGACGAAGCACTATTCAACGAAGCAAACACAGAGTTCTCTGGTGACCTCAATGCATTGTTTGATGGTGATGCTGGTGCAACTACAGATCCACAATCAGCACTCTCAAACCCAACAACTGGTGTTAACACTGGCGTTGGAATGAGCACAACAACTGCAGAAGGTGGCGTTGTTGGTGGTACATTCAACGAAATGGCATTCAGCATTGAGCGTACAAGCGTTGTTGCTAAGACACGTGCGTTGAAGGCAGAATACTCAGTCGAACTAGCACAAGACTTGAAGGCAGTACACGGTCTAGATGCAGAAAACGAACTAAGCACAATTCTTTCAACAGAAATTCTTGCTGAAATTAACCGTGAAGTTGTTCGTACAATCTACATCGCTGCTAAGGTCGGTGCTCAGGTTGGTACAGCAACACCAGGTACATTCGACTTGGATGTTGATTCAAACGGTCGTTGGTCAGTTGAAAAATTCAAGGGTCTCTTGTTCCAAATCGAACGCGATGCCAATGCGATTGCTCAGCAAACACGTCGTGGCAAGGGTAACTTCATCATCTGTTCTTCAGATGTAGCAAGTGCTCTAGCAATGGCAGGTGTTCTTGATTACGCTCCTGCGTTGTCAACCAACCTAAATGTTGATGAAGCATCTACAACATTCGCCGGTGTTCTAAATGGTCGTTACAAGGTCTATGTTGATCCGTATGCTTCTAACCAATCTGCTAACCAGTTCTTCGTAGTTGGTTACAAGGGTCAGTCAGCATTCGATGCTGGTATGTTCTACTGCCCATACGTTCCACTACAATTGGTTCGTGCTGTTGATCCTAACACCTTTCAGCCAAAGATCGGCTTCAAAACCAGATATGGAATGGTTGCTAACCCGTTCACAACACTAGATGCTACAAACGGTCTATTCACAAATAGCAATTACTACTACAGAAAAATCAGGGTCATTAATTTGATGTAGTAACCTATTGATTATACAGGAGTTTTTACTGTATTATTGATATAGAGAAAGGGACTCGATTTTGAGTCCCTTTTCTTTTGCCGAAGTTTTATTTCACTTGTAGTACAAAGTAGTTGTGACCAGCATCCCACATGCGCCGATACTTAGATCCCCACATATTCTCTGCCTCTGTTTTAGTGGGATCAAACTTAGCACCCAATAACTTCGGCAACTTTTTCTTTTGGCACAGATATCTATTCAGCATCACTGCAGTATCGGTCCACGAATAACCTGGATCAACCTTTTTGATATGTGCGAATCCTGCCTTGAGATACACTCCACCAGAACCAAATCTGTTATCAGAGTAGGTTCCAATTGACACCGGATCCATGTCCTTGATGAATGCGTTTAGCAGTTTACTGAACCCACCACGCACAGTGTGACCTAGTTTTGTGCAGAATCGAATTACTTCCCAGTCCACCTTATGGTCAAATCTAGACTTGGCAAATGATACTATTGCAATTGGTTCATTACCTTTACATAGTGCATATATTTTTGATGCTCTGGCATATCCTGATATATGGTTGTTTATCGCGAACTCTTTATACTGAGTATTGTTTAGTTTTTCAATGGTCAATTTCCGTGCATCCAGTTTGATAGAATGCCCAAGTTTATTTGCGATCATTGATTTCACTATGTCCGTATTATTTCTCCAGTCTAAATCTGTTATCTGCAATAAGGATATCCCAACATCCTGACACATAGAATACTTCAACAAATGCTTATTGCGTTCCAGTGTTGTTTCCATCATTGAATATGAATGCCAGTAGGATCCATTTGCCTCTATGGCAAAATTATGTGATGCAATATACAGATCTAATTCTTTGGGTGCTATCATACTGCGGTTAGATTGTTCAACGATTACACCAAGCGATTCAATGTAAGTCTTGATCTCCGTCTCCAAGACAGATGTACTTCTAATATAGGATATTTCAATCCCATGGAGTTTGAGATATTCAATCACAGTGCTATAATGACAACCCAGATCATCACCAATACTTTTTGCCGTGCGTTTCGA